GAAGCTTCAAGACGCTGTAAACTCACGAAATGGCGTTGAAGTTACCAAAGCCCAGCAGCTGTGGTATGACAACCAGCGGCAGTTGGAGTCTTTGCAGTCAATGAAGACCAACGCAACCAAGCACATTTCGCAGTCTAAGCAGCAAATCAAAGGGCCCGACCCGACGGTTCAGCGCATGGCAGCGACGTGGATGGAGCGCAATGGGTGGTACGACCCGCAGCTTAAAGATGCAGATTCCAAAGTTGCGCAGTCCATTGACCAGTCATTGACTGAAGAAGGCTTTGACCCAGCGCTTGCTGATTATTGGGATGAGCTCGACGAGCGGCTTCAAAAATACCTTCCCCATCGCTACAATTCCGGGTATAGTAGCAACACGAAAACTTCCAGACCCAGATCTGTTGTGACAAGTTCAGGACGTGAAGCGGTATCTAGTGTACGGGCCAACGAATTTAGAGTTGACCCAAAGCGTGTGCTTGCGCTTAAAGAAGCAGGCATGTGGGATAACGTGGAGCTTCGGAACAAGATGATTCGCAAATTCGCCGACTTTGATCGGCAACAGAAAAGAGGTTAATCATGGATGATCGTATTCGTAAGAACACTCGTATGGACCGCAGCAACCGTGGGCAAGAAGACGCCTCCCGTGCTGCACCAGAAGAAAGCTTTGTTTCATCTGAGGAGCGTCGTAGGATGTTCCGCTCGGAATGGCTTCAAGAAGCTCTTCCGACTCCGCCAGAAATTCCTGGCTACCACCTGTGCTGGTTGTCTTCCAATAACCAATATGACCCTATTCACAAGCGAATGAGGATGGGCTATGAGCCCGTGAAAGCCGATGAACTACCAGGCTTTGATCATTTGAAGGTGAAAGCTGGTGAGCACGTCGGCTTTGTTGCTTGCAATGAAATGCTGCTGTACAAGTTGCCTATGGACATCTATCAGCAGTTGATGCTTGAGCTTCACTACCATGCGCCTCAAGAGGAGCAGGAGAAGATCAAGGTTCAACAAGAGCAATTGCTAGGCGCGCGCGACAGTCACGGCAAGACGTTGGTTTCTATTGAAGGCGATGGCATGAATTTTGACGCCAAAGTCAAGTCACTTCCAGTGTTTACTTGAAATGACTATCATTCACATTTTCATGAAAGGACTCAGACATGAGTGCAATTAGTGCACCGTTCGGTCTGCGCCCGGCCTTCCACCCTTCTGGGTTGGATCGAGCCCAAGCGCTGGCTGGCGGCATCGCGTCGGCTTATGCAACCGACATTCTTAAAGGCCAACCGGTCAAACTGAACTCGAGCGGCGTCCTTGTGGTCGCTGCTGCTAGCGATGCCTTCCAAGGCGCTTTCGCTGGTGTGCAGTGGACTGACACCACCGGCCGTGCTCGCGTTTCGAACTACTGGCCTGCGTCCACCGCATACCAGACCGGTTCGTGCGTGGCGTATTTCTACAACGACCCCAACATCGTTTATGAAATCCAGGCCGCCGGTTCGCTGGCTCAAACCTCTATTGGCGACATGGCCGATTTGAGCAACACCACCGCTGGTTCCAATGTGACCGGTCTGTCGCAATGCACTCTGTCCACCACACTGGCGGGCGCAGGCAACAGCGCGCAGATGCTGATCCGTGATCTGGCCCCGTACCCCGACAATGCTTGGGGCGATGCGTACACGATTGTTCGCGTAACCATTAACAAGTCGCAGTTCAACGCGTCTGTTACCGCCATCTAAGGAGGGTCTGAACTATGGCAGCCCCAATGAGAAGTACGGACTTTCGGAGTATTGTTGAGCCTATCCTCAATGAATGCTTCGATGGCGTCTATGATCAGCGCTCTGATGAATGGTCTACGGTTTTCCGTGAGCAGCAGGGTATTCCGCGTAACTACCACGAAGAGCCAGTCCTGTACGGATTTGGCGCCGCGCCGCAATTGCCTGATGGTTCCCCTGTGGCCTATCAGCAAGGTGGCGTTCTCTTCCTGAAGCGCTATGTGTACAACGTGTATGGCCTGGCTTTCGCGTTGACCAAAGTGCTTGTTGAAGACGGCGACCATATTCGTATTGGCCAGGTTTACGCCAAGCATTTGGCGCAATCGCTGGTTGAGACGAAAGAGACTCTTTGCGCTAACGTGCTCAACTACGCTTTCACTGCCGGCTTCAACGGCGGCGACGGCGTGCCGCTGATCTCTGCCAGCCACCCATTGGTGTCCGGTACTGCCAGCAACCTGTTGACCACCGCAGCCAATCTGTCGCAAACCTCTCTTGAGCAGATGCTGATTCAAGTTCGTCAAGCTGTTGACAACAACGGCAAGAAGATCCGTCTGCAGCCTACCAAGCTGGTTGTTGCCCCTGGCAACACTTTCCAAGCTGAAGTTTTGCTGAAGAGCGTTCTGCGTGCCGGTACCGCCAACAACGACATCAACCCGATCAAATCGATTGGCTTGATGCCTGAAGGCGCTTCGGTCATCTCGCGTCTTACTTCTCCAACTGGATGGTGGGTTCAAACCGACGCACCGGAAGGCATGAAGTTGATGATGCGTCGTGGCCTGGAGAAGACCATGGAAGGCGACTTTGAGACCGACTCTATGCGTTATAAGGCTACCGAGCGTTATGACGTGGGCTGGACTGACTGGCGCGCAATGTACGGTACCCCCGGCGTCTAAACCTAGGCGGGGGCTTCGGCCCCTGCTCCATTAAGGAGAAAAGACAATGGCAAATTTATTGGTAACCCGTTTCCCCAATGGCGTGACAAACGTCGGGGAAGATTCACCGTTTGCCGATCTAACAATGCCAGCACCGACGAAGTTTCACACTTACTACGAAGATTTTGACTACTATGTAGCTGGAAATTGGACTGTAACTGAGACTCAGGCTGGTGCTACTCAGGCTTTGACAGACGGCGATGGTGGTTTACTTTTGCTCACCAACACTGCCGCAGATGATGATCTTGTTGCTTTGCAAAAAGTAGGCGAGTCATATCGCTTTGCTTCAGGCAAAGAGCTTTTCTTTGAGGCTCGCTTCAAAGTTAGCGACGCGACGCAATCTGATGTGGTTATTGGTCTTCAAATTACCGATGCAACTCCGCTTGACGTATCGGATGGTGTGTTTTTTATCAAGGCAGACGGCTCTACTTCGGTAAGTCTGTTGGTTGAGAAGAACGGCACAGCAACTACGACTTCTAGCGTGGCTACTATGTCTGATGACACTTTCATTAGTCTTGGTTTTTACTATGATGGCGCATCAAGCATTCAATACTCCGTAAATGGCGTTGTGAAGGGCACTTCTGTGACCACCAACTTGCCTGACGACGAAGATATGACTGTGTCAATTGCTATTCAAAATGGTGAAGCCGTTGCAAAGACAATGACTGTTGATTACGTCTTTGTTGCGAAGGAGCGTTAATCATGGGACAGTTCAAAGCAATGCCTAAGATGAAAACTACGGAGCCAACCGTTGAGCTTAAGCTCAAAAAAGGTGGGCCCGTAAAGAAGGCAATGGGAGGCGCGATGCCTGCCGCAGTAATGCCTTCTGAGCGAGGTGTTCCTCGTGCCGCACGTCGTGGTATGGCTCCTGCTATGCCGCGTCGTGATATTGGCATGGGTGGCATGCCTATGGGTCGCAAAAAGGGCGGCGAAGTTGAGTCTGACAAGACTCACGCGTCTGAGATGAAAGCCATTCGTGGTTTGAAATCTGAGATGTCGTCGCATAAAGCCACGCCTGCTTCCAAAGCGCATAAAGGTCTGAAGACCGGCGGTGTCATTGAAAAATATGCCACCGGCGGAGTCATTCAGAAGTATAAGCGCGGCGGTAAGATGAAAGACGGCGGCGCTTGCTGAAACAAGGTGGGGGCTTCGGCCCCCGCTTTTATTTGAATTCTGGAGACCCACATGGGAACTTATTCTTCTGCAACACGCCAAGGTGCGTATGAGCCATTTGAACTGCAAGTAGCCCGTGGGCAAGTTGATGGTCACAATACCTTGTTTAAGTTTGGAATCAACGGTGATGTCGGCACATCCGTAGAAACAGTTTGGGCGCAAGGCGGCACATATGCATACCCCGCTTCTGCCACTGTAATGAAAATTTCCAGTTCAAGCGCAAATGACGCTGCCGCTGGAACTGGAGCAAGAACAATTTCAATTGCCGGTCTTAACGCCAACTACAACGAAATTAGCGAAACAGTAACTCTTAACGGTCAGACCGAGGTTAACACCGTTAATAGTTACTTGCGTATTTTTCGTATGTATGTAACTACCGCTGGTTCTGGTGCAACTGCCGCAGGCACTATCTATGCTGGCACTGGTACTGTTACTTCTGGCGTACCTGCAACCGTTTACGGCATGATTACACTTACCGCAAACCAAACACAAATGGCATTCTGGACAGTACCGGCCGGCTATACCTTCTATTTGATGGGTGTTTACTACTCATCTGCAAATTCAACCGCAAACGCATCAACCAACTTTCAGTTGATTGAACGCCCACTTAATGGCGTGTTTAGAATACAAAGTTCTGCGCGTACCCCCGGCAACGGAGACTTTATTCTTGACCTGCACACACCTATTGCCTTTCCTGAAAAGACAGACATTGAAATTAGGGCGGTTGCTTCAGCGGGGGCTTCAAATGTCTCTGCTGAGTTTGAAGGCATCTACATAAAGAACCCTGACTGATCATGCCACTTGTTAAAAGCAAATCTAAAGACGCTTTTGGCAAAAACATTGCTGCTGAAATCCGCGCAGGCAAGCCGCCTAAGCAGGCTGCGGCAATTGCATACTCAGTGCAACGTGGCGCAAAAAAGATGAAAGACGGTGGCGACCCTAGGCTTTCTGTCTCTCGTGGTGAAAAGCTACCTACAAGCCAAGGCGCCGGACTGACTGAAAAAGGCAGGCAAAAGTTTAATCGTGCAACGGGCGCAAATCTTAAAGCGCCTGCGCCGCACCCAAAAACTAAAGCCGACGCAGGAAGAAAAGCGTCATTTTGCGCTAGAATGTCAGGCATGCCGGGGCCTAAGCGCGATGAAAAGGGCGAGCTTACGCGTAAAGCCGCTAGTCTTAAACGTTGGAACTGCCCAGGGTGGTAAACCATGGCAACAAGCGGAACGGTTGGTCAAACAGTCATATCAGTACAAACACTGATTGACCATGGCGCGCGTCGCGCAGGTAAACTCGCTGAAGAACTTACCAGCGAGCAAGTGCAATCAGCAAAGGAAAGCCTTTACTATTTGCTTTCTAACTTGGCAAATAGAGGCATTCAATACTGGTGCATTGACAAAACTGTCATTGGCCTTATTCCTGAGAAGTACATCTACTACTTGCCTGTAGGCACCGTGGATGTGCTAAACGCCAACTACCGCACTGTTCAGGCAAACACCACCAACCCGTACAGCTCTTCAGGTGTAACTGCCAACGCTTTTGATGGCCAGTACACCAACATTTGCCAATTAACTACTAACACGGGCAACATTGGCATCGATATGGGCTTGAACAATCAAGTCTATCTTGGCACGGTAGGCATTCTTCCTG